TTCTTACCTTGAGGGTGCTAATTTTCTCACGGCGGCAGTGTCAACTCCTGCTGACGCTATGGGTCATTCTCTTCTTCTACTTTGGGGTCCTGAGTCTCAGGGGGATTTCGTCCGCTGGTGCCAACTTGGGGGACTCTGGCCTTTTGTGGCGCTCCACGGATCTTTCGCTCTGATTGGATTCATGCTTCGCCAGTTTGAGATTGCTCGACTGGTAGGTATCAGACCTTACAACGCAATCGCATTCTCTGGACCCATTGCGGTCTTCGTGAGTGTCTTCCTGATGTACCCACTGGGACAATCTAGTTGGTTCTTCGCACCTTCATTTGGTGTAGCAGCAATCTTCAGGTTCCTGCTCTTTCTGCAGGGTTTCCACAACTGGACCCTCAATCCCTTCCACATGATGGGAGTTGCTGGTATACTAGGAGGAGCACTGCTCTGTGCTATTCACGGAGCAACTGTAGAAAATACATTGTATGAAGATGGTGATGCGTCAAACACTTTCAAAGGTTTTGAACCGACTCAAGAGGAAGAGACGTACTCTATGGTTACCGCTAACCGATTCTGGAGTCAGATCTTCGGTATTGCTTTTAGTAATAAGCGTTGGTTGCACTTCTTTATGCTTTTTGTACCAGTTATGGGTCTCTGGACTTCTTCTATTGGTATCATCGGTCTTGCACTTAATCTGCGTGCTTATGATTTTGTATCGCAGGAAATTAGAGCGGCAGAGGATCCTGAGTTTGAAACATTCTACACGAAGAATATCCTTCTTAACGAAGGTCTTAGAGCGTGGATGGCACCAGTAGACCAACCACACGAACAGTTTGTATTTCCAGAAGAGGTCTTGCCTCGGGGTAATGCTCTGTGATATACTGGAGGGGAAACCCTCCTTTTTTAATGATTAGTTCAGACACTCCTTATAAATTAGCAGAAATAATCAGAGATACTTGGCCCCAACTATTCATACTAAATAATTTTCAAAAAGACAAAACAGATATGAAGTTTACAATTTATTCTAAAGATGGTTGTCCCTATTGCACTAAGGTAGAACAAGTGCTACAATTGGCAGAGTTGCAACACGTTGTTTACAAACTGAATACTGACTTTACCCGTGAAGAATTCTATGCTGAATTTGGAGAAGGATCTACCTTTCCTCAAGTAATCGTTGATGATAAGCATATTGGTGGATGCACTGATACCGTTCAATATCTGAAGGAGCAGAATTTGGTTTAATGGATAAAAACTTTCACGAAGTTTATGGTGATGTTGAAAAAGCTATTGATTATGCTTTTAAAGGACAGTTTGTTTTAAAGTTTTATGATTATTTAAAAGTTCGTGGATCTAGACGCCATGAAGTTGAAGAGTTTATTGAAAGCGCCACAGCTAATGAAATCAGCAATCTAGTAATGGATCTTGACGATTACCTTGAAGGTGGATCTGATGATATACATAAACAACTTCGTGAAGGTTATGGTCATATTCCAAAACCAGAAGCAAGAAAGATTCGCAACTATTTGTATGGAATCTTAGAGGATGCATGGAAGTACAGTCATGATAGACGACCTGGACGACGAAAAAAGCAAACTAAATAAAAATGATCCCCAGATTAATAGGGGAGTTGAATTACTACTACGCAATAGGAGGAGAAGATCACCAACACCAAAAACTTTTCAAGTGAAGTTTGGTAAAATGATCTCTCTCTTTCGCAGGGAGTTTCATTTCTTTATAGAATTTCATTTTGATGTTAGGAAAAAATAAACTCTCTGGAGAACTAAAATGTTAGCAGTAGCACTTACCATCGGCACATTAGTTTCGATCATGTTCTTTTTTGTTGGTGGTGTAATAGGGTGGATGGCAAAAGAACATTTTTATCAAACTTCGCCAGTGTATACACACCCAGAGATGTTTGACTCGAATGGAAATATCATTCCCGACGAAATTTTAGCAGTACGATTTGAAAATGACTATGACTACGACGACGAAGAAGACGACGACATCTAAAAAAAATTTCACGGTTAAAGATTCACCTACTCCAGTTGAAACTCTACCCACAAATCCTTTTGTGTATGAAATTTTAGATTTGGTCTCAAAGCAAAGAAGCAACGCAAAGAAAGTAGAAGTTCTAAAAACTTACGAACACGATTCTCTTAAAACTGTTTTTATCTGGAATTTTGATGATTCTGTAATTAGTCTTCTTCCTGAAGGAGATGTACCATATGCAGATGCAAATGACCAAACTGTTTATTCGGGGACTCTATCAGAGAATCTAGCAAAAGAAGCTAGTGGTGGTGAGTCTGCAACAGGTCAAGATCTTGATGGTAGAGGTCGTACTTCTCTTCGTAGAGAATATAGAAATCTATATCATTTCGTAAAAGGTGGAAACAATGGTCTTAATAACATTCGTCGAGAGATGATGTTTATTAATATCCTGCGCGGGCTTCATCCTAAGGAAGCAGAAGTATTGATTTTAACCAAAGATAAAAGTCTAGAAACACGATATAAAATTACTAAAGAAGTTGTTGCAGAGGCATATCCTGACATCCAATGGGGTGGTCGTTCATGACAGTTGCAGTTAGTACGGAGAAAAATATGGCAGAATATGAAAAAGAGGATAGAAGCATTCTGCCAAGTAAATATGGATGCGAAATCCTCTTGGAAAACACTACTTTACCCCAAGCAAAAGATTCTTCATTTCCAAGTGATGCCTATTTGATTTGGTATAGTGATGGAGTGAATGATTGTATTGATTTGACTAGAGGTACTAGAGTTCGTATTTTTGATATGTACTATGATAAGTATGGACCTGGTGCAGTTCAAAAAATAGATTGGGGATATGGAAGAACAAGCCCAAAACTGTGGGGATATAAACAACCTGAGAAGAAAAAGAAAGGAAGATGAGTGAAGGTTTTAAAGGTTTTGCTAAACCATCAAAGGATAAAGAGTTTAAACTCTATATTAAAAACAGAGAAGTAGACAAACTTATTAAAGAATATAAGAAACTTAAAAAGTATCAAAAGTCTTCTATCTTTGAGATAGAAAAATTATCAGGTCAAGAAACTAAGATTGACAAATTACTCAACGAATATGGAATAGATCCTGAAGCAATTGAATAATGGGAAAACATTACTTACTTAACCTTTATGGTTGCTCGTTTGTTCTTTTGGACGACGAGCGTTGTCTTATAGACTTACTAGAAAACGCAGCAGCAGCAAGTGGCGCAACTGTGGTTCAGACTATCTCTAAGAAGTTTGAACCACAGGGAGTTACTGTCATTTGTTTATTGTCTGAAAGTCACATAAGTATCCATACTTGGCCTGAGGAAGGTAAAGCAGCAGTAGACGTTTATACTTGCGGCGACTGCAACCCTAAAATTGGATGCGATATTATCATTCAACAACTTTACGCAACAAATCATACATTGAGTTATATTGAAAGGTAATGCTAAATAACCCTATATGGAGATTGCATATGCTCTCTACACAATACCGTCTCCGCCTTGAAGCAATCTGTGAGAAAATTGCAAAAGGTGAAGAGGTAAGTTTGCAAGACATGATCTGGGCTGAGAAACTTGCGAAAGCAAATCGTACCGCTGCTACTATACTTCGACAAGCACGTAGGACCTCAGAGAATCCTAATATGATGGAGGGAGATATGGATGATTTTTTAAACCAACTTGACATTGGTGGAACAGGTCACGAACGCTTTGGTAAGCGTAGATTTGATAGCGTCGATGATATGATTGATTGGTGGACTAAAGATAAACCTGATGACTGGAGACAAAGAGACTAAAACTGTATTGTATGTTACAAAACTACTTGACTATATAACTTACAAGGTCTATACTGACCTTACGTTCATTCGCTATTTCCGAATAGCGAACGGAAGTAAGCCGACTCGGAACGGAACGTTCATCTATGGAAACAATCATTCTAACTTGTTTACAAGCACAAATAATGTCAGGAAGAGTTCTTAAACAGGACATTCCTCTACAAGCAAAGAATGATATTATTTGGGAAATCAAACAGATCACTCCCAGAACTTGTCCCATAGACGCAAAAGCCGACTGAAGGAACGCTCTTTAACCTAAACCACTAAGGAGAAAACCTAATGTCACAAGTAGTATATCGTGGTGTCCCATATGACACCGAAGTTCGTAAGCAAGAGCAAGCTCAGCAACAACCTCAACAATACGATGCCCAGTATCGTGGTGTTAAGTTTGTAAAGGAGGGTCATAAGTGATGCAAAAACTCAATTTTCTTCAAATTATTAAAGAGAAAAAGGAAAAAGAAGAGAGGCGTCGTAAAGCATCTCTTGCTACTCTGGTAGCATCAAAATGATTCAGAGGGAGACTTGACTCTCCCTCTTTTTTTATGTATAATTACCTTTGTCAGGGTTAATAAAGATGGATAAAGAAAAGCTTAAACTGATTATTAAAAACCTTGAGTCTTTAGTAGAATGTTTAAAGTCTGAAGTTTATTCAGACGTAGATTCATACAAAGCAAGCTACGAAGAAGTAGCATCTTACATTAATGATTATGACGAAGTATTTTATGAAGGAGACGATGATGGATATCCCGACTGAGTTTGAGTTTATGAAACCAGAAGTCAAACTTATTAGCGTTACGCCAGATGCAGAAAAGCATATGGCATATTGTGCTCGTGTAAGTAATCCTGCAAACCAAGAAAACGAAAAGTTTTCTGGTCTTCTCAAGTATTGCATTCAGCATCAGCATTGGTCGATCTTCGAACAAGCAACGATGACTGTAGAGATTAATACTACTAGAGGTATCGCAGCTCAAATTTTGCGTCACCGTTCATTCACATATCAAGAATTTTCGCAACGATATGCTGATGCAAGTCTTCTAGGTAAGTCTATTCCTCTTCCTGAACTTCGTAGGCAAGATACAAAGAATCGTCAGAACTCTATTGATGATATTCCAGACTATCTGAAACTGACTTTGCTTGAGGATATTAGAATGCATTTCGAACAGTCTCTACGCCTCTACAACCGCCTTCTGGAGAAGGGAGTGGCAAAGGAGTGTGCTCGCTTTGTATTGCCCTTAGCAACGCCCACAAGACTCTATATGACCGGTTCTGTGCGTTCATGGATACATTATATCGATCTTCGTTCTTCTCATGGTACTCAAAAGGAACACATGGAAATTGCAGAGTTGATTCGTTGTATTTTTACTTGTCAGTTTCCTGCAGTATCTGAAGCACTTGGTTGGAAAAGAGATGGATGCTCTGAATGTGTAGATGCACCTTCCATTACTATTGAATAAATATTCCTATATTTTATTGAAATCTATGGCAACATATCCTGTCATTAATAGACAAACTGGTGAACAGAAAGAAATTAAAATGAGTGTTCACGATTGGGACCAATGGAGAACAGATAATCCTGATTGGGAAAGAGACTATTCAGACCCATCCACACTTCCAAACTTTGGGGAGTTGGGTGAAGTCTATGATAAACTTAAAAAGTCTCACCCTGGATGGAATGAAGTTTTAAGAAAAGCCTCAAAAATGCCTGGTTCCAACGTAAAACCTATCTGATATGCCTACTAAAAGAAACACTCCTAAGTCTCCAGTCCCATTTGGAATGAGCAACAAACAAATGAAGCGAAAGAAACCAATTAATTCAGATTTGATGAGGACAATTGAACCTCTGACTGAAAATCAAAAAGAACTTTTTCGTTGTTACAAGAACGATCAAAACATCGTTGCTTATGGATGTGCTGGTACAGGTAAAACCTTTATCACTCTCTATAATGCACTTAGAGATGTTTTAGATGAGAAGTCTCCTTATGAAAAGATCTACATTGTTAGATCTCTTGTTGCTACTCGTGAAATTGGTTTTCTTCCTGGTGATCATGAAGACAAGTCCTCACTTTATCAAATTCCTTATAAGAATATGGTGAAGTATATGTTTGAGTTACCAACAGATGCTGACTTTGAAATGCTCTATGGTAATCTCAAAACTCAAGGGACTATTAGTTTTTGGAGTACATCTTTTATTCGTGGAACTACCTTAGACAATTCAATTGTTATTGTTGACGAATTCCAAAACTTGAATTTTCATGAACTTGATAGTATAATTACACGAGTTGGTGAAAACAGTAAGATCATGTTCTGCGGAGACGCAACACAATCTGATCTTGTCAAATCTAACGAAAAGAATGGTATAGTTGATTTTATGAAAGTTCTTCGTATTATGCCTTCAATTGATATTATTGAATTTGGAGTTGATGATATTGTTCGCTCTGGATTTGTGAAAGAATACATCCTTGCTAAAATGGAAATCGGAGTATGAGTTTTATTCATTGTAATTTTTTAGGTGATCTTGAACTAGAAAAGAAAGAACAAAATGGCATCCGCCTCTACAATCTTCCAAGTGGAGCGTGGGTGCCATCCATTACATCTATAACTTCTTTTTATAACAGACAAATTTTTATCGATTGGCGTAAGAGAGTTGGTCTAGAAGAAGCCAACAAAATTACCAGAATCGCAACAGCAAGAGGAACTGACTTTCACCAAGTCTGTCAAGACTATCTTGAAAACAAAGAGTTGAACTGGGATGATTATCAACCAGCAACTAAGTTTATGTTTTATCATATCAAACCAGAACTTGATAAGATAAATAATATTCATGCAATTGAACGTACTTTATATTCAGAATACTACGGACTCGCTGGACGAGTTGATTGTATAGCAGAATATGAGGGAGAACTTGCAGTCATAGATTTCAAGACTTCATCTAAAATCAAACCAGAAGCATGGATTGAAAATTACTTCGTTCAAGAAATGTTTTATGCAGCAGCTTATTATGAGTTGACTGAAATTCCCATTAAAAAGTTAATCACTCTTATGGTAACTCCGAGTGGTGAAGTTAAAGTATTTGACAAAAGAAACAAAGGGGATTATATTAAGTTATTGGTTCGTTATGTTAAAGAATTTGTACGTCACAATACTAGGTCAGATGGAGAATGAATTAGAAAAAGCATTAGAAAGTAAATTCTTTTGTCCGTCAAGATTCGCTCAAGAGATTGAATCTCTCGTTCATACGAATGAGGACATGAGTTATATTGATGCGATTATTCACTTCTGCGAAAAGAACAACATTGATGTTGAGTCTGTTCCTAAACTTATTTCAAAACCATTGAAAGAAAAGATTAAGTATGAAGCGATGGAGTTAAACTTTCTAAAGAGGAGTTCCAGAGCAAAACTACCACTTTGATGAATGATGCCTTTTGATGCCTATAAATGTTATCTGTCTTTGAAGAATCACTTTACCAAAGACAGTTATGATTATCACAAGTATTGTGGCAAAAGTCGTGCGACAGTTCAGTCTTTCTACAAACGTAAAGATCGTTTCTGGTTTGAGAAAGTATCACGACAAAAAACAGATCAAGAAGTTGTTGAGTTCTTTGTATCAAACTTTATCACCTGCACTGATCCAAGTAAGCTTTGGATAGGAGAAATGATGCGTGAAGGTGAGGTTAGATATTCCGAATGGAAAAAAAGAAATCAATCACTTTCTTATATCTTTAAAGAAGAAACTCAAAGTTTATTTGATTCAAAAAAAGTAGATGAGGTTTTTGACTGTTCTAAAGGTCATCCACCTGTTCTAAAAAAGTTCCTGAACGGTAATGTTAGTATAGAAACACTAGTCATTTATGATAGAATATTCCTGTTCGGGAAAAATTTTGATAAGCAATTAAAAGACCCTGTGTGGGAAACCGTCAGTATGAGAATGAAAAAATATTCTCCGTTTCTAAATATTGACGTATCACGTTATAAAAGTATTTTGAAAGAAGTTGTTTTAGGAGACAAATGAGTTTCTTTAAATCTGAAGTGGTTCGGGCAGAGATGACCGAAATTAGTGAGATGCAAGAAGAGGTTTATCAAAACGTCTTCAAGTTTCCTACGATGACAAAAGAAGATAAATTGAAGCACGTTGAACTTCTAGAAAAACTTCTTGATAAACAAAAAGTTCTTTTCACCCGTCTGAGTTTATCTGATGATCCTGAAGCACAGGAAATGAAAGAACGTATTACACAATCTGCTACGATGATGGGACTTCCTCCCAAC